TTCCAGATGTAGTATTAAGAAATATAAATGTTACGTGTCCTCTACCTGATATACCGCGAAATACTATTTGTTCTCCGTGTTTTTCTTGAATAGTAACTTTAGCCTCTGCCAAATCTTTACACCCTGTTCGCATGGGTACTTGGCTATATGATGCTGACGCATTGAATGCAATAATACATAAAGCAATTAAACCTCCTATAAATGTTTTAGTCATTGGTACTCTCCCTTGTGTTATATAAATATAAAGTTGGCATGATAGCCTTGGTTGTTGGTACATCCATAACACAAAGTTAGGATGCATAACATAATAGATACTCTCAATATCATACTAAGAATATCCTTTTTAAATGTTTTGTAATATAATCCTTGGCTCTATCTAGTGTCTCTAGGTCATCGTTGAAGCCACCCAATGCCCTATTACATTTATGACATAGCCACCCTCTAAAGGTTTCAGTGTCATGGCAATGGTCTAGTACCCATGAGCCATTCCTTGTATTACCTTTACCCTTTACCTGTTCCTCATTACAGTTACAGATAGGACATATGTATCCTTCAGGGGGCATACCATATTCTTCTCTCAGTCTCTTTCTTACTTTAGTTAATTCATTATTACAGGATCTACACTCAGGTCTTAGAAAGCCAGCACCTGAATGGGGTGAGAATGCACTGAGAGGGAGATATGTATTACACTTGCTACATACCTTACCCTCTCCTGCACCTAGATCATCATGCTCTATGAAAAGTTCTAACTGCATCTAGCCAAAAGTTTCCATATGTTTTACGTAGAGCATTATTACCTACTGAGTTTTTAAAGTTAGAGTAGTCTATATCCATAATCATGCTATGGGCTTTCTTAGCTACCTCCTCCTTCTTAACACGTATTCTATACGCATAGTCATTGTTAGGCGTATAAACCATATCATCTGCATACTCAGGAAATACGTCAGGTATATGGTCTTTGTGTCTAGATCTAACTAGCACCTCTCCAGATTGTTTACTTGGGTTTTTAGGATCTACATAATCTACTATAGAAAACAAACCCTTATTATGACAAAGCCACATTACACTACTCCTTTCTGTTCTATTTTTAGAACCCTATTTAAGTTAATAAAATACTCACGGTTGTATCCTCTCTCCCACTCCTTATACTCTAGAGTGTTTCTTCGGTTAGGGTTATGGCTATTGACCTTAAACCCCTCCCTACCAGAGAAGAATGCCTTCTCGTTGAGATGCTTACGTACAGCACCCTTCCTTCGTTTAGTAAACGTCTTTCTATTAAACACTACATACACCTCCTGTTCCACTTATCTCACAAATATCATGTGTCTCTATGTGTTCATCAAACTCCGTACCTAACTTGTCTACTGCCTCAGAGTATGGCACAACAGACAGAGGTTGTCCACCTCTACTTCCATCTGGGTACACAGTAAATCCTCTAAGTCTATGTGCATAGGATGCTAGTGTCTTAGCAAAGCCATCTACTGTATCAGGGTTATTAAGTTTAGATCCCCAAGAAGGTAAGTTAATTGTAGAACTAATAGACATATCTACATAGTCTTGTACATCTGCTTGAAACTTAATCCTTCTCTCATAGTCTTCAGCTAAGTCTAGTGCTGACTCTATGCTATCAGGATCTACTCCATACATATCAATTAACTCTTGTGCAGATGAGTCTACTACATATTGATACTTCCACTTAGTACCGCCCGTAAGATACCTACGCTTGTATGCAACAGCAAAGATAGGTTCTATCCCACTAGAGCTACCAGCAAGTATACTAATAGAGCCAGTTGGAGCAATAGCACGGTTCGCCACTGGCCTAGATACGGATAGTTGATCCGCAAATTGTCTAGAAAATCTATCGCTAACTCCTTTATACACAGAAAGCCATTGATGAAGGGTATCAGTAACCTCATATTTTTCTCCTCTTTTTATTAACCATTCGTGCATACCCATTAGTCCAAGCCCTAACCGTCTGTTTTTTTCTCTTACATCGTAAACTTTCTTGTAAGGTAACTCAGCCCTAAGAGTACCGCATATTAAAAACTTAGTGCCTAACTCTACTACTCTGGATAGTTCTTCTATCGAATCAATATTTCCAAAGTTGACACTCCCCAAATTGCAAACATCACTGTCATCAGCAGAAGTAACTTCAGTACAGGCGTTACGTAATGTGTCATTCTCGTTCTCCATAAAATTAAAAGAGAAGCCGGGTTCGCCAGAGAACAGTGCCTGTTTGACATTGTTTACAAACACTTCTCCAACGTCACCTGTCTTCCAATAGTTCATAAGCCATTCAGTATCATAGTTGACGCTGATGTTAGTCATGTCTAAAGGTGCGCGGAAGTTAAAGTCCTGCTCCTTTATATCTTTAAAAGTAAATCCAGTTGTACCTACTGGCATATCCCCCCAGTTCTTTGCTACCAAAAAGCTAGGTATGTCATTGTGTTTCCAATTCAGCGATGCGTATATGGCAGATCTACGTGACCCCCCTTGCATTACGTTTGCCCCAATAGAATTAATCATCTGCATCTTTGGTACGGGGCCTGATGCCTCACCTCCAGAGCCACCAAGTATTCTACCTGATGCCCTATATATACTGTAGTCAACGCCTATACCACCACCTGTCATTAGGCAGGACTCAGCTTTCCAAGATAGGTTAGCCCAATCCTGTCGCGTATCTTCTTCTGCACCTAATAGAAAACAGTTGTTATAGAACCTCTTCTTCCTACCTGCATAATACAAATACCTACCGCCGGGTACAAACTTTAAGTCTGATATGTATTTAATTAGTTCTTGCTGTTCCTCTAAGTCCATTAGGTTTTCTTCATCTTGACGCAATGACCCACATACATCCTGTACAAGAGTGTCTGCTAACTGTGACCAAGTATCACAACCTTCATGGGCATACTTGTATTTAAATATATCCTCTGAGAACTTGTTTCTAAATTGGGGATTGGTGTTAGATTTAAATGATGACACTGTATGCTACCTCCTTCTGCCATTTAATTGTGTTATGTTAAAACTTTCTAAACCATCTACATCATACAGTAAATCATTCAGTATTTCTTGTAGTTCTTGGGTTATGTTACCATCAGTAGGTACAGGAAAACTTTCATCGTCCACTGTTATAGATAACTTAAATGTGCATCTGCTACTTGACATAGTTAATACTCTGCGCGACATCTGTTTCTAATTCTTCAGACTCTACATCCCTTATCAAAGCATCCAAGTACCACCTAGCCTTTTTTAAATCCTCTACAGGTTTACCTTTGTAATCAAATCTCCACAAGTATTTCATTATGTTTCCTTGTAGATAGTATTTAAAGTTATGACCTGTAGCAGACTCGATAGCATCAATGCACTCTATGCCATTCTGATTGTAATGTGGTGGGCTATTAACCATGTCTTCTATTACCTTCATTAATTACTCTCCTTTAGTGTTTAGTTATAGAGGGGAAAGGAACAACTACTTCATCTTTGTATTTCTCTAGCCATTCCTCTTTACGTTTTCTTTCCATGTCCTCAAAATTATCATAGTATCTTTCAAGTAACATATCTAAGTCTTCTGGTGGTAGCGTAGCTACTGCACACATAGCCTTTAATATATCAGTTAGGGTATCGTGTCCATCTTTACTTAACGCACTGGTATCTTTATGTACGAGTGGGTACAGGTCAAACTCTACTGAACCATCGTCTGCATTCTCACCTCTTATTTTTATTAGTATGCACATTTCGTCTTCGCTTAGTTGTATGTAATCCTTTGGCATTATTCTTTACTCCTTTTTTCTTTTCTAATATCCACTCTTCGGGGATACTTTGATCAGCAAATTTAAATCCATATTTATTACACCAATCTGCATACGTAGTCTTACTACCTTTCCTTAATTTATTTCTAGAGTTGGAAAACACAAATCTTAAATCTAACTTAGGGTACTGTTCTTTAATCCATATGTGCTTCTGCCTATCCTGAACAGTAAAGAAACCCTTAGTCTCTACCACTATATTATTGGGCAACCAGAAGTCAGGCGTATAGCTTCTCTTTTTCTCTGGCTGAAGAAAGGGTATCTTCTGTGTCTCATAGCAATCTACTATATTTAAGAATGCTAGTTGTTCAGCTACCCTCTCTTCTAATCCAGACCTAAAGCCATGCGCTATTTTATAATCAAAAGCTACTGGCCTCTCCCTCCATGTTGTTTAGCTCTGTGTATGCTACAATAGGTTTACTCTTAGCCTTGGAGAATACTGACTCTCTCTCCTGTAGGTTAGGCCAACAACTAAATCTATATTTACACCAAGAGCATTCCATCCCTAGCTTTCTATTGCCAGTAATAATCCTGTTAAATGTCTCAGGCTCATCATCAAAGCAACGCTTGAATGGTGCATCAGATGTTAAGGCATCTACCTC